GTCATAGCTATGTGAGGATGTATCAGAACTTGTTCTTGCATAGAATACTACACCATCAATAGCAGGTAAAACATCAAAAAAGAAAAAATCGTAAGCATCATACTTACTAGAGTCAAACTGTGTAAATGATACATTAGCAGCACTAGAGATAGCACCAGTAGAGGCAATAAACTCCGTACCCCCACCACCAATCTTAGTTCCCATATACGTAGCTAATCTACTCATGGTAGCCTTGCGGTTAGTACCACCAGCCCCATCGTCTACAATCATAAGGTCAGCATCTACAAGAGCAGCACCGATATCTGTACCTGCATCAATGTCTAGTAGTGACAGACCTACCCCACTACCAGTAAGGTTTGCTGTATCTCTTGCTTTAGTCATGTTCTATCCTTTAGCTAGGCTTGGTAGGCCACGTAATACTATTAGGGAAGCCACTCTGTGCTGGTACGTCCCGTAGTGCTGCACGATAAGTAGTCCATGCACTAGACATGGTTACATCACTGTTGCCCATCCAATCGGTAGCAGCTAGTAGTGCATCCCGTTCTTCACGAACAGCTACAGCAGCACGTGTGTCTGCAGCATCAGCCCATGCCTTTTCTTCAGCATCACGTGCAGTCTCTTCGTCTGCTGTGAACTGAACCATTTCTCCGTTAATGTTATGATATCTTGGCATTTCTGCTTTTCCTTTGTTGTTGTGCTATGATTCTTTAATCCCGTACATCCTAATTTCACCAGACTCTATGTTCCCTGTGTTGAAATAAAATTTTAGTGCGTTTATATTAGTAGTAGCCATTCTTGTTGCACCGTAAGTTGCATAATAACCACTGTAGTAATTACCCGATGAACCTTGAATTACCCCACCTGCTGCTATAAGATGAGTTCTAGAGTTAGTATCATGAGGCGATCTACACTGAACTAATAAACTTATACCAAGTTCTCCAGAAGCAGACCCAGCAGTTTCGGGGAGAATCGTACCCATTTCGGCAACATCATTAGTATTACCC